TGTGGCTTGCGTCAACCGCCTCGCCGGGGAGCAGTGGGGCAAACCCGACCTCATGGGCGCCGTGTACTGGGCGCAGGCCTACAAGGAGTACCTGGAGGCCGGTCACGTCCTCGCCAAGGCGCTGGCCCGCGTCGCCTTCAAGGTCAAGTCCACCACCACCGCCCAGCAGCAGGCCGTCATCGACAAGATGTCCACCCTCCAGGGCACTGGGGCCACCGCCTCGCTCGGCGCCGACCAGGACCTCCTGGCGGTGTCGAAGGCCGGGGCCGGGATCGAGTTCTCCGCCGGGACGCCCCTGGCCGCCATGGTCGCCGCCGCCCTCGACGTGCCCCTGTCCGTCCTGCTCACCGACGGGTCCGCCGGTGGACGTCAGGGCGCCGAGACCGCCCTGGAGGAGCCCACCTTCAAAGCCCTGGAACTCAGGAGGCAGGTGCACAAGGATTTGGTGAGGCGGGTGCTTCGGGCGGCCGGGTTCAAGACCGAGGTGGACCTGGCGCCCCTGTCCAACGACCTCATCCAGCGCTGGGGTCAGGTTGTCACCCTCGGCCTCCAGAACGGCATTCTGCACCGCGTCGAGGCCCGCGAGCTGTTCCTGCGCCGCTTCGCCCCCGTGAACGCCAAGCCGGTGTCGAGCCTGCCCGATTGGGAGGACCTGTCCGCCCCGCAGCCGCAGTTCAACAGCGACGGCGAAGAGGACCAGGGCAAGGAGGACGGCAACACGGGGGTCGGGCCCCTATCCGACGGAACGAACTCCTCGCGCGACGGCGAGGGCAAGACGACCAACGCCTGATGCACCGCGCTGTATATTAGTTCACCGGGAGGACAAACATGACGCGAACCTACTTCCGCCTCAACCAGGGCAGCGCCCTGCTGGAGGCCAAGAAGCCGGGCGAGAAGGACGACGGCGCCGGACGGTACCGCATCCGCATCATCGCGCCCGGGCGCGGATCCACCGGCATGTACACCGCCCCCAACCTCGCCGAATCCGCGCCCCTGTTCGTGCCCGGCACCCACATGTTCTTCGACCACCAGACGATGACCGAGGACTGGGAGCGCCCGGAGCGCTCAGTGCGCGACCTCGCCGGGGTCTTCGAATCCGGGGCCGAGATCATGCCCGACGGGTCACTGGAGGCCGACATCAAGGTCTACCCCTCCGTCAACGGGATCATCCGCGAACGGTGGACCGACATCGGCGTGTCGATCAACGGCTGGTCCGTTGAGGAAATAGGCCCCGACGGCGTCGTGCCGCCACTGGCCGGAATCCAGTCCGTCGACTTCGTCACCAGGGCCGGGGCCAAGGGCGCCGTCCTGGAGGTCCTGGAATCCGACGGCCGATGGCGCGTCAAGAACCCCCCTACCCCTTCCAACCCCACAAACACCAATGTTCAGGAGGAACAGGCCGTGAAGCCGGAGGATATCTGCAAGGCGGTGTCGGAGGCTCTCGCGGCCGCCATGCCCGCCGCCATCAAGGAGGCCGCCGCCATGCTCGCGGCGGACCAGGAGAAGAAGGTCGCCGAGGCCAAGAAGGTCGAGACGCCCGCCGTCGACCCCTACGAGGCCGCCGCCAGGGTCGCCGAGGCCAACGACCTTCCGAAGGAGGCCCGAGCCCGCGTCATGGAGGCCGTCAAGCGCGGCGCCGGTGTCGACGACGCCATCGAGGCCGAGCGCGCCTACATCAAGGCCATCGCCCCCGCGCCCGTCGTCCGCGAGGACGCCGCCGCAAAGGCAGGCGACGACGTCCAGGTCACCTCCTGGGCCAAGTGAGTGAAGGAGGACGCGCACCATGATCGGAATCAACGAGTTCGGCGGTCGGAAGATCTCCGACATCCAGGTCTTCGAGTACACCGACACCCTCTCCCTGCCCGTCAGCAAGACCGACTACAGCCACGCCCACATCGGCGACATCGTCAAGGTCGGTGGCATCGTCGGCCTCCTCGTCACCGAGATCGCCGCCACCCCCGAGGAGATCAAGAAGGCCGTCAAGGCCGTCGAGGACGCGGGCGGCACCTACATCCCCGCCACCAAGCCCACCGGCGGCTTCAACGCCCCCGGCCACGCCTCCGTGCGCATCAGGGGTGGCGTGTTCAAGATGAGCGTCAAGCACTCCGGCGCCGTCAAGGTCGGCTCCCCCGTCTACGCCGACAAGCTCACCGACGGACGCCACGCCATCACCACGACCAAGGCGGCCGACGGCTTCCAGGTCGGATACCTGTACAACGCCCTGCCCGCGCAGGGGGCGGAGCACGTCGTACCCGTCATCTTCGACCCGACCGCCCGCTGACCGCGGACCGGGAAAGGAGTAACCCATGATTCAGGGCAGGATCTGCGAGAACCGCAACGAGTTCGCCCACCACCTCGACCTCGCCCTCAAGGGCGTGCCCTCCTCGCAGGGCATCGTCAAGGAGACCGTCATGATGACCCTCGGCCTGGCGCCCAGGGTCACCGAGGCCGTCACCTCCGACATGGTCGCCGGGTGGTTCACCTCCGTCGCCCAGGGCGCCTTCGAGAGCCAGTACGCCGAGCAGACCACCACCTGGGAGAAGTTCGCCTCCACCGAGGCGCTGCCCTCCTTCCGGCCCACTCAGCTCTACGAGCTCGACCACGACATCGACGCCACGCTCCTGCGCGACAACGGCGGCGAGGTCGTCGTCCCCCAGACGATGCCGCGCATCCCCGAGCTCACCCCCTACCCCACCTTCGGGTACCGGGCGTCGGGGCGCTGGGTGGAGGTGCACAAGGAGGGTGTGCGCCTCCAGATGTCCTGGGAGGCGTTCATCAACGACAACTGGAACATCATCGGCCGCTTCCCCAAGGACGCCGCCTTCCTGGCCTCGCGTACTGTCGACGCCGCCGTCTACGGCGCCCTGTTCTCCCTGGACGCCGCCGCGCCCGGCTTCAACACGAACATCATCGCCGAGTCCAACGCCACGGTCCTCCAGGCCCGCACCGCCGACGGCGCCTACGTGCTGCGCGACGTGCCGAAGAACTCGCCGCTGACCTTCGAGGCCCTGTGCGCCGCCATCTGGCAGGTGCGCCACACCAAGGTCAACGGCCGGTACATCCAGGTGCCCAAGTTCGTCCTGCTCGTGCCCCCGACCCTCAAGCCCATGGCCGACATGGTCACCTCCATGACGTCCATCGAGCACAAGGAGAAGGACGCGGCCGGGGCGACGTCGAACAAGACGATCCTGTCGACCACGCCGACGGCGGGTGTGGAGGTCGTCGAGTCCGACATGGTCGGCCTGCTCGGCGGCCCCACCCAGGGCGACACCAACTGGATCCTGGCCCCGGCCGGGGGCCGCACCGCCTCGCGGCGCACCATCCTTCGCACCACGCTGATGGGCATGGAGGGTGTCGAGCTGCGGGCGGCGGCCAACCAGGGCACGTCGCTGGGCGGCGGGGCTCTCAATGCCACTTCTGGTTCGTTCGATAACGACGACATCCAGTTCCGCGCCCGGATGGTCACCGGCGGCGCCGTCCTGCACACGGACGGCATCGTCGCCTCGACCGGCCAGGGCCACTGATAGACGCCCCGCCCCCGGGTTGCAGGCAGAGGCCCGGGGGCGGGGTTCTCCATATCGAGTAGGAGGGGAAGAAAGTGCCTGTGGCGTTCAACACAAATGTGGGTAGGGTAAGGCTCCTTATCCCCGACATCGAGGAGCGCTCCGACCCCCGCGACCTGCGACTGCCCCCCTCCCTCCTGTTCACCGACGAGCAGATCCAGGCATTCCTCGACATCAACGGCGGAAACGTCAAGCGCGCCGCCGCCGACGCCGTCCGCGTCATCGCCACCACGCAGTCCCTCCTGCTCAAGGTCCTGTCCACCGACGACAAGTCCACCGACGGGGCCAAGCTCGGCGCCGAGCTGCGCGCCCAGTCCAAGCGCCTCATGGACGAGGCCGACTCCGACGACAAGCGCGACATCGGCTTCGACGTGGCCGAATGGACCCCTCAGCCTCAGGACTACGCATGGCACTGAGCTCACTCGCCTGCAAGGACCCCCACTTCGACTCCGCCGCCTACGACTTCCTGTCGCTGCTGTGCAACAGCCTCGTCGCCATCTACCCCCCGGCCGTCGGCAACGGCGAAGGCGAGGAGGACACCTGGGTGCCCGGCACCGGCGTCGTCAAGAAGAAGGTCGACCCCATCTGGCGCGGCTGGGCCGCCATCACCCCCAACAAGGACTGGCGCGCCCGAAACAGGCGGCAGTCCTACGAGGACACCGCCACCCACGCCTACCGCGTCCAGCTGTGGCACATCGACAAGAACCTCCTCGTTCCCGCGGAATCGTGGGGGGACCGGACGAAGAGGATCCGGCTCGACTTCAACCAGCGCCTCCGTGTCGAGAGGCACGACACCGACCCCGCCCTCGAAGGCATGGCCATGGTCATCCGCAACCCCGTCACCGACTCCGACTGGTGGCAGCCCACCCTCCTGTGCGACGTGTCCGTCAACGACCTGCGAGGGGAGGGCTGGTGAGCAGCACCAACGAGGGCAACCTCGTCACCATCCGGCAGACCGGCGTCAAGGACATCCGCCGGGCCCTCCACGGCCTGGAGGAACGGGCCCTGGAGCGGGCTCTCGCCGAGGTTCGGCGGGCCGTCGACCAGGCCGCCGCCCAGGGCGTCGAGACCATCAAGTACGTCATCGACACCTCCGGCGCCGGAATGCCCTACAAGCACGACAAGAACACGGACGCCCGCGTGCACACCGGCGCCATGCGCGAATCCGTCGGAGTGCGCTGGGAGCGCGATGACGCTGGCGGCGTCACCGTGTTCATTGGGTTCATCAACACCCCCGACTACACGGTCTTCCAGGAGGAGGGCACCCGCAAGCTGCGCGCCATGCAGGCTCTCGCCAAGGCCCGCGCCATGGCCGAGGACGACCTCGACAGCATCGCACTCACCCACGGGGTGCTGAAGTGAACGTCTACGAAGTCGACCAGGCGCTCATGGCCCACCTGAAAGGCATCCCCGGTCTGGAGGTGGTCGAGGACGCCGTGCCCGGCGGGGCGGAGGGGCGGAGCGTCTACGCCGTCTTCTTCGGCGGCGACCTCACCCCCCGCGCCAAGGCGGTGTCGATGGCTTCACCCCGCTACTCGGCCATGATGCACACCTTCGCCATCCTCGTCGCCGCCCGCACCGCCTCCGTCCGCAACTCCGTGCGCGAGGAAGTGCGCAACAGGCTCGTGGGCTGGAGCGCCCCCGGTGTCGGACAGGTCCGCGAAACAGGGCAGCTCAACTCCTACGGCGACACCGACGCCACCATCCAACCGCTCAAATATGCTTGCTACATGACGTTCCAGACCATGATCAGCGAGGCCGTCTGATGCCCCGCTACAAGACCCCTGAGGGGATCGTCGTGGAAAAGGACGAAGGCTACGCGCAGACGCTGCCCTCTCTGTTCGAGCCCGTACCACCCGACACCCCCCTGTCGCCGCGAGAATGCTGCGGGGGAACCGGGTGGATCGTGAACGGCCGGGTGGTCCATCCCGGCGACCCTGTCAACTCCAAGGAGGAGAACAACCATGGCAGCTAGCGCCGGAACCAAGATGATGCCCGGCAACATCACCGTCTGGTGGGTGCCCATCGAGAAGGCCGCCTCCCCGACCGAGGTCCTCAAGGCCGCCACCCTGAAGGACGCCGTCGTCATCAACCTCTCGTGCGCCATCGTCACCGGCTTCACCCTCAACGCCACCGACTCCGAGACCGACTCCACCGCGTCGATCTGCGACACCGCGGGCGTGTCGACCCCGACCCGTGACGCCTACGAGGCCAACCTGACGTTCTTCCGCCAGGACCTCGCCGCCTCCGACGCCGCCACCTCGGTGTTCACCAAGGCCTACGAGGCGTTCAAGAAGGGCGGCGCCAAGGCCAACAAGCGGGGATGGCTGGTCAAGCGGGTCGGCTACCCGGTCGACACCGAGGCCGCCAAGGATCAGGAGGTCTCCATCTTCCTGGTCATGCCCGACAACCCGCAGGACGTCTCCAGCGACGCCACCACGCCGATCCAGTTCACCGTGCCGTTCCTGCCGCAGGGCACCATGATCCTCAACGAGAAGCTCACCGAGTGATCGTTTGACGGCTACACTTAACCCGGGTTCGGAAGAGCCCGGGTTTCGTGTTCAATGGGAAGACAAGAAGAGGGGTCCGCTGCCATGGCCGAGGAGAAGAAGAACGAGGACGAGGGCTTCGACCTCGAAGCCGCCCTCGACGGGGTGCG